AGACACGAGAGTCTGAGCGTAGCCGCCTAATCAGTCCTGCTACCCAGCAAGCGGTAGAAACCCGCCACGCTGAGATCATGGAAGCTATCTTTGGTAACGGTGAGTTCTTCGACATCAAAGATGATGTCCGTGACTACAACAACAATCCGATGGATGTTGAGGCACTGAAGATTCAGCTCAAAGAAGATTTAGAAAAGCATAAGATTCGTAAGTCGATTGACCAGATCGAATTGATGGCTGAGATTTACGGTACTGGTATCGGCGAGATTATCGTTAAGCAAGAGAAAGAGTTTGTTCCTGCAACGATGCCAATGCCGGGCATGGCTCAAGCAGCCTACGGCGTACAGGAGAAAGAATACTTCTGCGTCAAGGTTAATCCTGTCAATCCTAAGAACTTCCTCATTGACCCCAACGCTACCTCGATTGACGATGCGATGGGCTGCGCCATTGAGAAGTTTGTGTCGATTCATAAAGTAGTAGAAGGAATGGAAAAGGGTATCTATCGTAAGGTAGACATTGGACCTGCTGGCAACGATGATGACCTAGAAGTGACTCAAGAAGTCGTGCAATACCAAGACGACAAAGTCAAGCTCTTAACCTACTACGGATTAGTCCCTAGAGAGTACCTAGAGCAGTTAGAGAACGAAGGTGAAGAAGTAATCGACCTCTTCCCTGAAGACAGCACCGCTGACAGCTATAGCGACCTCGTAGAAGCTATTGTCGTTATCGCTAACGATGGACTCTTACTCAAGGCTGAGAAGAACCCCTACATGATGCAGGATCGCCCTGTATTGGCTTATCAGGACGACACTGTCCCTAATCGTTTCTGGGGTCGTGGTACTGTCGAAAAAGCCTATAATATGCAAAAGGCTATCGATGCTCAGTTGCGTAGCCACCTAGACAGCCTAGCGCTAACAACCGCACCGATGATTGCTATCGATGCTACTCGCTTACCTCGTGGTTCACGCTTTGAAGTTAAACCCGGTAAAGCCTTGTTGACGAATGGTAATCCGGCTGAGATCATGATGCCCTTTAAATTTGGTCAAACCAGTCCTGAGAACTTTGCTACCTCCAAAGAGTTTGAGCGTATGTTACTAATGGCAACCGGTACGCTAGATAGCCAAGGCGTAGTATCACAGGCTTCCAGAGACGCTTCTGGCGCTGGTATGTCAATGGCAATGGCTGGCATTATCAAGAAGTATAAGCGGACTCTGACGAACTTCCAAGAAGACTTCATGGTTCCGCTAATTAAGAAAGCAGCCTTCCGTTATATGCAGTTTGACCCTGAGCGTTATCCTTCTGTAGACATGAAGTTCATGCCTAGCGCTACTTTGGGTATTATGGCTCGTGAGTACGAACAACAGCAGCTTATTGGCTTGTTGCAGACCCTTGGACCAAACACTCCAGTACTACCAATCATCCTTAAAGGCATTATTGGTAACTCTAGCCTGTCTAATAGGGCTGAATTGGAGCAAGCATTGACCCAAATGAGTCAACCAGACCCACAACAGGCTCAAATGCAGCAGATGGCGCTACAGATGGATATGCAACAGAAGCAAGCCACTACCCAGTCACTACAGGCTAGGGCGCAAAGAGACTCTGCAGAGGCTGCTAAGACGGTTGTAGAGACCCAATTAATGCCAGAAGAGCTTCGTGCTAAGGTAATTAGCTCACTTTCTACCAATATTGATGGTAAAAACCAAGAATCTGAGTTCACAAAGCGGGCAAAGATAGCAGAATTGATGCTCAAAGAAGCCGATATTAAGAATAAAGGCAAGATTGTTGAGCTACAGATGCAAAAACAACAAAAGATGTAGAAAACACTTGACTTTTTAGCAATTCTGTGGTAATATCAGCACAGTGTTGTTAAAAAGCAACACAGTTCCCATAAAAGGAGAAAACTGTGGACAAAAAGCTACAAAGATATTATGAGGACCGTTTCACAATGACGGCTACTCAAGGTTGGTTAGATTTAATGGAAGATGCACAGAATATGTTCAATTCCTTAAATAATGTATTACCAATCCAAACAGAGACAGATTTGCATTTAAAGCGAGGACAGCTGGATATTCTTCAGTGGCTCCTTAGTTTAAAAGCAGTATCAGAGCAAACCTACGAACAGCTCTTGTCGGGAGACACGGCGAATGAGTAGGAAGTTATATGACTTTAAATGCTCACAAGAACATATTACAGAGAGTTTTGTTGCGGATGAAACAACAACAATTCTCTGTGAATGTGGATTAGAAGCTAACCGAATTATTTCTCCTATAAGAATTAGTTTGGATGGAACTGATCCAGTTTTCGTATCTGCCTACGATAGATGGGCGAAAAGGCACGAAGACAAACAGAAGCAAGAAGCAAAGCAAAACGCCTGAGATACCTCGTAAGAGCCTCAGATTATTAATCCTAAAATCACTTGATTCGGTGACAGGAGACTTTAAATGGCAGCAAACTTTATCCAAGACGAAGAACTGTTTGAAAGCAATGAGCAGGAAATAGTACAAGATGTTACAACTCCAGAGGCATCATCAACCGATGCACAACCTGAAGTTAGACAAGTAGAACCAGCAGATGACTTACCTGAGAAGTATCGAGGTAAATCTGCATCAGAAATTGCAAAGATGCACCAAGAGGCTGAAAAGCTAATCGGTCGTCAAGCAAACGAGGTTCACGAAGTACGAAGTCTCGCAGACCAGCTTTTAAAACAACAACTCGAAGCTAGATCAAAAGAAGCAGCGCCTATTGAAGAATCGCTTGAAGAGGACTTTTTTGTAGACCCTAAACAGGCTGTAAACAGACAAGTTGAGAAGCACCCGGCTGTACTTGAAGCAAAGCAAGCCGCTTTAGAATTAAAGAAGATGAAGACTGCACAACAACTTGCAGCCAAGCATCCCGATTTTACCAACATTGCACAAGATGCTGGATTCCAAGATTGGGTTAAATCTTCTAAAGTTCGATTGGCATTGTTTGCTAAAGCAGATGGTGAGTTTGATTTTGATTCCGCTGATGAGTTACTAAGTACTTACAAAGAACTTAGACAAGTCAAGCAGCAGACTCAAGTTACTCAAACCGCTAATGTGGAAAGCAAAGCTCAAGAACAAGCTATGCGGGCTGCCTCAGTGGATGTTGGCGGTGCTGGAGAAAGTAGCAGGAAAGTATATCGTAGAGCAGACCTAATTAAATTGAAGCTAACCGACCCTAGTCGTTATGAAGCATTACAGGATGATATCCTAGCAGCATACGCCGAGGGACGAGTTAAGTAATTTTAGACTTAATAATTAACAAAGGAAATTAATCATGGCAGCAGTAACATACCCCGGCGGTAGTACATCTATCGTTAACAAAACAGCAGCAGACAAGTTTATTCCAGAGATTTGGAGTGACGAAGTAGTAGCTGCATACAAAGCAAACTTAGTTCTCGCAAACCTCGTCCGTAAGATGTCTTTCAAAGGCAAAAAGGGCGACACATTGCATATTCCTAAGCCAACTCGTGGCGTAGCAACGGCTAAAGCAGCTAACACTGCCGTAACCATTCAAGCTAACACCGAGAGCGAAGTACAAGTCCTCATCGACCAACACTTCGAGTATAGCCGTTTCATCGAAGACATCGTCGAGACTCAAGCATTGTCTTCTTTGCGTTCTTTCTACACAGAAGACGCTGGCTATGCTTTAGCTAAGAAAGTTGACGACACACTCGTAGCTTCGGGCAAGTCCTTCGGCGACGGTGACGCTTCTGACTGGGTTCATAGCAACGCATACTTTATCGATGCAAGCACAGGTTTAACTGCTTACGCATTAGACACTGTTACCACATCTGATGTATTTACCGATGCTGGTTTCCGTAAGCTCATCCAGTTGATGGACGACGCTGATGTTCCAATGGATGGTCGTAAGTTTGCTATTCCTCCATCACTCCGCAATGCAATCATGGGCGTTGATCGTTACAACAGCTCTGACTTCGTTGATGGTCGTGGTGTTCAGAATGGTCAAATCGGCAAGCTATATGGTATCGATATTTATGTATCGAGCAATATGCCTGTTATCGAGACCGCTGCTGACAACTCTGTTGGCGACGCTATCAAAGCTGCTATTCTGTTCCATACCGACACAATGGTATTGGCTGAGCAACTTGGTGTTCGTTCACAGACTCAGTACAAGCAAGAATACTTGTCAACTCTTTATACCGCTGATACCCTCTTCGGTACCAAAGTAGTTCGCCCAGAAGCTGGCTTCGTACTCGCAGTAAACGCCTAATTAGGCATTCAAGCTCCTTAGCTTCGGCTAGGGAGTTTGTCTTAGTGCATTCGATGAGTGTATTAAGACAAATAAGGAGATAAGTCTTGTCAATTTATCGTGGACCGGGCGGTGCAGGAGATGCTACAAACGATGCTTCTAATCAAGCCGTAGTTGCACAACAATATGCACAACAAGCCGAAAACTTCAAGAACCAAGCACAAAACAGTGCCACAGCCGCATCTAGTTCGGCAAGTGCAGCAAGTGGTTCAGCGTCTTCAGCATCAAGCTCTGCTACTACCGCAACTAATGCAAAGAACTCTGCTGAGTCAGCAAGAGATGCTGCTTTGGTGGCAGAAACTAATGCAGAAACAGCAGAAACCAACGCAGAAGCAGCAAGAGACGCAACCCTAAACTTTGGTAATGATGTAACCTTTCAAGT